TGGCAAACCGGCGTCGGGGCGGGACGGACCGGGACAGGGGGCTATAGCCCTGTCCCGTTGTCCCACCCCCGATGCACCCCTGACTACTACCCCCATTACCGTTTACCGCACGGGTCCTTCCGGGGGTTTTACGGGGTGGGGGGCGCGGAGCCCCGACTTTTCCACCTCTGGGGAAAATTACGGAATCCCGAAAGCCGTTTTCCCGCAGACCGTAAACCGTAAAGGGGAGTCCGTAAAATGACCTTGGAAGAGATCGACGCCCTGCTGGCAGAACCGGACCCGGCCCCCGGCCCGGTGCCGCAACTGGTGACGCCGGGCGAATTGGCCGATTGGCTGGGGATGACGCCGCAACGGGTGGGCGTGCTGGCCCGGCAGGGGCACTTGCCGCGCCGACCGGATGGCCGCTATCCGTTGAAGGCCAGCGTGACAGCCTACGCGACCTTTGCCCGTGTCGCCGCCATGGGCCGGAAGGCCGACGAGAGCCTTGCCGCCGAGAAATTGCGGGTGGCCCGCGAGAGCGCCGACAAACTGGCGCTGGCGAATGCAAAGGCGCGCGGCGATCTGCTGGCCGCTACCGACGTTGCCCGCGCTTGGGCTGGCGTCCTGCGCGACGTGCGAGCGGGTGTTCTCGCTGCCCCCAGCCGCATCGGGTCGCGCCTGCCGCACCTGACCGCCCATGACGTTGGCGAGATCACCCGCGAACTGACCGCCGTCTTGTCCGAACTTGCCGAAGGGGAAGCCCATGCAGCCGATTGACCTTGTGCGCCGGAACGCCATGGCGGCCCTGCGCCCGCCGCCCGTCCTGCCGCTGGCCGACTGGATCGAATCCACGATCCATTTTCCGGCCACCGTGTCAGCCCTTCCGGGCCGGGTGCGGCTCTGGGCCTATCAGCGGGGGATTTGCGACGCTATCGACGATCCCGAGATTGAGCGGGTCACGGTCATCAAGTCGGCGCGCATCGGATATACCTCCCTGCTGACGGCCGTCATCGCGTCCTATGTGGCGAACCAGCCCAGCCCCATTCTGGCCGTGTTGCCCACTAGCGATGACGCCCGCGACTATGCCGTTGGTGACATCGAAGGCACCTTCGACGCCAGCCCGGCCCTGCGTGGTCTGCTGGACGCCGAGGCCGACGAAACGGGCCGGTCCACGCTGCTGTCGCGCCGCTTCCCCGGCGGCAGCCTCAAGCTGGTGGCCGCGCGCAGCCCCCGGAACCTGCGCCGCCACAATGCGCGCGTGCTGCTGCTGGATGAAATCGACGGTTTCGAGATTGGCCAAGAGGGTGATCCGATCAAGCTGGCGGAAATGCGCACACTGGCCTTTCGTGATCGGAAGATCATCGCCGGGTCGACTCCGATCTTCGATCATGGCCCGGTCAGCCGCCTCTATGCGGAATCCGATCAGCGCGTGTTCGAGGTGCCTTGCCCCGAGTGTGGCGAACACCATGAAATCAAGTGGGCGCAGATCGAATGGCCTGATGGCCAGCCCGCCGCCGCCGCGTGGCGCTGCCCTTCCTGCGCCGCACTGGTGCCCGAGAGGCACAAGGCCGCCATGGTCGATCTGGGCCGCTGGCGGGCCACACAGCCGCATGTGCGGGGCCATGCGGGCTTCAGGATCAACGCCCTCGTCTCGCCCCATGCGAACGCTTCATGGGCCAAGTTGGCCGCCGAGTTTCTGCGCGCCAAGGAACACCCGGCCACGCTGCAAACCTTCGTCAACCTCACTCTGGGCGAGCCGTGGCGGGAAGCCCACGATGATCTTGACGAACACGAACTTGCCGGGCGGCGCGAACCCTTCGGCCTGCCGGATCGAATCCCGCCCGAAGTGCTGATCGTGACGGCGGGGGTGGATTGCCAAGATGACCGGCTTGAAATCGTCTTTCTGGGCCACGGCAAGGGCGATGAAACCTTCATTCTGGCCCATTCGGTGATCTGGGGCGCAATCGACGCGAACGAAACGTGGCTGGAACTGGACGATGCCCTGCGCACGGTCTGGCGGCACCCGGCGGGCGGCGTGCTGCGGGTTGACGCCGCCGTGGTCGACTCTGGTGACGGGGGCCACGCCGATCTTGTGCATTCGTTCACGCGGCCCCGTTTCGCGCGGCGGATCGTGTCGGGCAAAGGGGTGCCGGGCTTCTCGCGGCCCTTCATCGCCCGTTCAGGTATGAAGGGTTTGCCGCTGTTTTTGATCGGCGTGGATGCCGTGAAATCGCAACTCTATAATCGCCTGTCGCGCGGGTCAGGCTTCCGATTCAGTGCCGATCTGTCGCCGGATTTCTTCGAGCAACTGACCAGCGAGCGGCGAGTCGTTCGATACTTCAAGGGCCAGCCGGTGCGCCGGTTTGAGCGGATTCCGGGTCGCCGGGCTGAATGCCTCGACTCGACCGTATACGGTCTGGCCGCACGGGCGCTGGTCGGCGTCGCCATGGATCGGCGCGAAGCCGAACTGGAAAGCGTGACAGGGCCGCCCAAGCCCGCTGCCGTGGTGCGGTCCAAGTGGCTGACCGGGGGAAGCTGACCGGGGGCTACCGGGGCGGCTGGTGGTCGGGCAAGTTCACCGGCCCCGGGTCAATCGCGCCGAAGGGCCATAGCCGTTCCCGGACATGGTGGCGAACGCCCTGCCGCGTCTGAGCCAACCGGCGGCCCCATTGCCCCGGTGGCCAGCGCATGGCTTCGTCTATCAGGACAGGCAGCCACGCCCGGACTTCGGCGGGCAGGGCCGATTCGTCTCGGGTCTTGCCGCGCCGCAGGACTTCGCGGCGCACCAGCTTTGCGTGAAATTCGCTCATCGGTTCTCACTCCGTTCTGGGCATAGGTGTAACCGGATTCCCACAATCAGGTCAAGTCAGGCAGGAAAATGAAGGGTATTGTCAACTTGAAGTTACCTATGTAAAACAAAAGGTTAGACTCCACTTTCGGGATAGGGCATGGCTTGAGTCGCAAAACGGAGGACTCACCATGACCGACCAAAACGCCACCGAACGCTACGGCGGTGCCCTGCTTATTCCCGAGATCACCGACGACGCGCCGATGATCGAAACTGCAACCGCCGCCCGCGCCTTGGCTGAACCGGGCCTTACCAAAGACGCCGCCGCCGCACTCTGGCACAACCTTCTCGCCTCTGGCCTGATCCACCCGCGCGGGCGCAAGCGCACCGGACGCCGGGCCTACAGCTTCGACGCCGGGGCCGTTGTCGTCGCCGCCGTGATGTATCGACTGAGCGAAGCCGGTATCGTCAATGCGGACATGCGGCACGCCGTCTCGCTGGCGCTCAATACGTGGCGCGGCGAAGATATCGGCATCACCGAAGACGACTTCGCCACTGGCAACACCGCGCGCGACGTTCCGCGCAGCCCCGCAATGTGGGCACTGGTCGAATATTTGAACGGCACCCGGAACCTGTCGTTTCAGGTTCGCACGCTACGCTGCACGAAAAGCGGCGGCGTGGCTTATGCGTGCCGCGTTTGCGATGCCGAAGGGCACGGGTCGAACTTCCCGGCCCAGCCCGAGTCCTATTCGGTGCGGTCGGTAATCTTGATCGGTCTCGATGACCCGCTGGCCCACATCACCCGCGCCAAGCATACCCACGAAACGACTCCGGGGGCGGTGAACTGACCATGCGCCTGCCCGCCGCCTTCAACCGCCTGCTGGGTCGCACCGCGCCGCCCCTGCACGTTCGCCGTTTCGACGGGGCGGCGGGCGGGCGGCGCGGTTGGGGGCAGGGCACCTTCGGGCGCATCGGCACCGAAACCATGGCAGCCGGGCCGACCCTGCGCGCCCGTGCGCGGTATCTGGCGAATAACAACCCGTGGATAAGTCAGGCGGTCGGCAATTGGGTTGGCGCACTGGTCGGCGCGGGAATCGAGCCGACCGGCGAACCCGATGCCGTCGCGGTCTATAATGCGTGGGCCGATCAGGCCGACGCTGACGGGCGCACCGATTTTCGCGGGATGCAAGCCGACGTGGCGCGGGCGCTGGTGGCCGATGGCGAAGCGTTTTGCCAGCTACTCGACTCGCCGGAAGGCCCCCGCCTGCGCCTGATCCCGGCTGAACTGATTGACGAGTCGATGACCGTTGATCTGGGCGGCGGGCGCTTCATCGTCAGCGGAGTCGAGTTCGACGCCGACGGCACCCGCGCAGCCTACCACGTCTTGCCTGCCCGCCCTACCGATGTGTTCGCCACCAGTGCCCAGCCCGTGCGCATCCCGGCGAACGAGATTCTGCATATCTTCAAGCCCCTTGGGCCGGGACAGGTGCGCGGCGTCAGTTGGCTTGCGCCCGTGATCCTGCCCGCTGGCGAGTTCGATCAGTTGATCGACGCACTGCTGGTCGGGGCAAAAACCGCTGCCATGTTTGCCGGTTTCGTCATCAACCAGAACGCCGTCGGCGGCGAAGACCCGTTCGACGGGGAAGCCCAGCCCAGCCTTGAACCGGGCACCCTGCAACGCCTAGCCGGGGGCTGGGATATCAAGTTCGCCACCCCACAACAGGCCGCCGAAGTGGGGCCGTTCATCCGGCTGAATCTGCAAATGCTGGCCGCCGGGCTGGGCTTGCCTGAACACCTTCTGAGCGGCGATCTGACGAACGCCAACTATTCGTCGCTGCGCGCCGGGTTGCTGCCCTTCCGGCAACGGGTCGAACAAGCTCAATACCATTGCATCATTCCGCAACTGCTGAATCCTGTCTGGCGCGAAGTCATTGGCTGGGCTGCTGTCGCTGGCGATTTGCCCGGCTATGAGGATGACCCGCGCCGCTTCCTGACGGTCGAATGGCTGCCGCCGAAGCCGCTGCAAGTGGACCCTTTGAAAGACGTGCAGGCCACCGTCGCCGAGATCGAAGCCGGGTTGACCAGTCGCAAGAAGGCCGTGGCCGAACGCGGGTGGAGTCTCGCCGATCTGGACGCCGAGATTGCCGCCGACACGTTCAAGCGGAAAGGCGCATCCGATGAATGAACGCGCGATCCGCAAGAAGCTGCAACGCCTGCGCGCGTCCGATGAACGCCACACGGGCCGCACCCTGACCGTGCGGGCTGACCGGGCCAGCATGTTCCGTAACCCCGAGACAGGCCGAGCCGAAGGGCCGGAGTCGCCCTTCGCCCGTGCTGTCTTGAAACGAGAGAAAGAGGCCAGAGCATGGAAAACCTGATCCGCGCCGCGACGCTTTCCCCCGAGACGCTGGACGCCGAACGGGGCAC